CCCGACTTACTGTGCAGTCCCCCACAGAACTATTTTTGGAAAAACCGTGAAAGGAACCCCAATGCCTAAAACGAAAACTGGATTATATGCTAACATACATGCGAAGAAGAAGCGGATAGCTGCTGGCTCTGATGAGAAGATGCGCAAGCCTGGTTCTAAGGGTGCGCCTACTGACGCTGCGTTTAAGCAGGCTGCTAAGAAGCGTATGCGTAAGTCTTATGGCTGATGTGCTAGGTGACGTTGTGACTATCTGGGAGGTGTTTCCTGATGGTCTGCGTGTTTATGCGGATGGGAAGCTTGTCGGTTTGATACCTCACGATAAGTTTCCCTATCTCATAGAGGATCTAGCTGGTGGTCTTCTGATGAAGTCTCGTGGAGAATATCTATTGTAATATCGTTTGCTAGGCGATATCGTTATCCTTACTGCAACATTGTATAGGAGATAAACATGAGCAAGCGATTTAGTGTTGTGCAAGCGAAAGAAGTACCTGGTCGGGATAAGCCTGTCTGGTTACGTCATGGCATTGCCTTCCAGGGTGATAAGGGAATTAGCATTAAGCTTGAGAGCTTACCGCTTCCTAATAAGGATGGTGAGGTTTGGCTCAAGTTGTTTGAGGATGATGGTTCACGTCCCCAGCAATCTTCACCGGCTGCTGCGCCCTTGGACGATTCGATTCCGTTCTAATGTCTAGGAAAAAAGAGGATAAGATAAAACCTATCCCGCCTGTTGGTCGGTTCGGTGGTGCGCGAGTGTTGCAACGCCGGATCGGTCGATCGGAGACCTTGGCTCAGAACAAGGAAGCTGTTGCGACTGAATTGATTGCGATGGGTACGGCCCGTATTACTGATATCATAGATCTGCATACTGGTGCTGTTAAGCCTATTGAGGAGATCCCTGATGAGGCTCTGGCTGCGATTAAGAAGGTTACGGTCGGTCAGTATGGCACAACCATTGAGCTATTCGACAAGGTGAGTGTTCTGCGTGTCTTAGCCAAGGCGAGTGGATTGCTGGATGTTGAGAGCAATGTGGACAAGCCTTCGATCATTGGGATCAATATGAAGGGTCCGGATATGTCTACGGGCTATGAGGTTGAAGATGAGTAGCATTCCAAGCATGAACCTGGACTTTTCTAAGTCTGCTACGGTTTGGAAGTTTCTGCATGACAAGTCTTTTGTTCGCGGCCTGATGGGTCCAGTTGGATCTGGGAAGTCTTACGGCTGTGCTGCTGAGATAATGCTCAAGGCTGTGCAGCAAAAGCCTTCTCCGCGTGACGGTATCCGGTATTCTCGGTTTGTTATCGTTCGCAACACCTATCCGGAGCTACGCACTACGACGATCAAGACGTGGCAGGAGTTGTTTCCGGAGGATGTATGGGGGTCAATGCGCTGGCAACCGCCAATTACCCACCACTTAAAGCTGCCAACACGCGATAACGCACCTGGAATTGACTGCGAAGTTATATTCATGGCTCTTTCTACGCCGCAAGATGTGCGAAAGCTGTTGTCACTTGAGCTTACCGGCGCGTGGGTGAACGAAGCTAGGGAGCTTCCGAAGGCTGTGATCGACGGATTGACTCACCGTGTGGGTCGTTATCCTACTAAATCAGACGGTGGTGCGTCTTGGTACGGCATTATCATGGACACCAACCCGCCAGATGCGGATCACTGGTGGCATGAGCTTGCTGAGAAGAACCCGATCGGTGGTCGCTTCCCGTGGACTTTTCATAGACAGCCTGGTGGTGTGCTTGAGGTCTCGGCAAAGGATCTGCCGGAAAACCCAGAGGCGAATGGATTTGTATTTTCTGGCGGTAAATGGTGGATGGTTAATCCGTCTGCTGAGAACAAGACACATTTACCTGATGGCTATTACCAACAGATGCTGGGCGGCAAGAATGCCGATTGGATTCGCTGCTACGCTGAAGGCAAGTACACGTTTGTCCAAGAGGGCAGACCGGTGTGGCCTGAGTATGACGACGAAATGATGTCTACTGATGTGAAGTATGACCCACAATACCCGCTACAGATCGGCGTTGACTTTGGTTTAACACCGGCTGCTATCTTTGGGCAGCGAACATCCGGTGGTGCGTGGAAGATACTCGATGAGTTGGTCACGTTTGATATGGGCCTTGAGCGTTTCGGGCAGGAGTTAATAGCCAAGATCGCGGCAAGCTTTAATAAGGCTGAAGTCCAGATCTGGGGAGATCCTGCTGGTAACAAACGCGACGAGATCTATGAGGTTACAGCGTTCGATCACTTACAATCTATTGGGTTTCGGGCGCAACCAACAGATAGCAACGCTTTCAATGTAAGACGTGAAGCTGCTGCCGCGCCTATGAACCGGCTGGTCGGTGGTAAGCCAGGTTTGCTTGTGAGCAAGAAGTGCTTGCGGTTGCGAAAATCTCTGAGCGGTGGCTATTTCTTCAAGCGTGTATCAATGGGCGCTGGGCAAGATCGCTTTAAAGACGCGCCGGTAAAGAATGAACACTCCCACTGTGGAGATGCTTTCGGTTATTTGATGCTGGGTGGTGGTGAGCAACGCAGATTGCGGCGTGGAACCTACGGAAATAGCTTTGCCGGTGGCCAAACATTCAGTGCCAGCACAGACTTCGACGTTTTCTGATGGCGCTGGTTCAACTCCCTCAAGTAAGAATGGCCCACGATGAGCATATCGTGCCGCTAACTTACGATCACCTTACCAGGATAAGGCTTAAAAAAGAGAACAGCGATTTCGTAGACGTGATTCCAAACTATATTGATTACATCTGGGACAATGCGGCAGTTGGAACAAGCTGGGCTGGTATCGGTAGAGGCAAGGTCATAGCAGCTTTTGGCATTAGACCATTCTGGGATGGCGTATCAGAGATGTGGTTGATCCCTGGACAAGAGATAGACCGCCATGCGATATCGGTTATAAGGGCTGCGCGTATGTTAAGCGATACTGCAATCGGAGATTATGACATAAGAAGGCTTCAAATGTGCGTAAACGTCAATAACGATACCGCATTTAGGTTTGCCAAAGCACTACGTTTTGAGGTAGAAAGTGTTATGAGAAAGTATGGTCCGGATGGGGCCGACTACTATATGATGGCGAGGTTTTAATATGAGCGGAATATTTGGCGGTGGATCTGCCCCAGCAAAGACAGTATCTCAAGTTGAATCAACCAATGCGGCTTCTGCTGCTACGGCTCGTTCTGAAGAACGGGCTGAGGCTTCCGAAAAGAAAGAGATGAAGGGCGCTCAAGCTCGACGCCGCTTGCGCCGTACCGGTGGTTTGCGCCTGTTGTTTTCTCCTGCTCGTATGGAAGGGCCGGATCAGGCTAAAACTACAATGCTTGGGGGTGGCCAGTAATGACTCAAATTAAATCTGACACTCGCATTCACAATCGCCCCAAGTCAGTGGTGGCAAAGGAAGCTGCGCCGGTAAAGGTAGCGGCTCCAAAGAAGTCTGCAAAGCCTAAAGCCAAGAAGTAATCTCATGGTTAAGAAGGCACATCAAAACGCTGCGGGTGGTCTTAATGAGGCTGGCCGTAAGCACTTTGAAAGAAAAGATGGGGGCAATCTAAAGGCTCCCGTCAAGACAGGGACCAATCCTCGGCGTGTTAGCTTTGCTGCTAGGTTCGCTGGTATGAAGGGACCGATGAAAGATGACAAGGGTGAACCCACCCGCAAGGCACTAGCTTTGAAAGCATGGGGTTTTGGATCTGTTGATGCAGCGCGTAACTTCGCTAACCGTCACAAAAAAGGATAAGTAAATGGCTCGGCTAAACGTAAAAGATATCATGGAGCGTGAGGCCAAGGCCCAATCCCGCAAGGATCAATGGCGCTCTATCTATGAGGATTGCTATGAGTTCGCTCTGCCGCAACGGAATATGTATGACGGCAACTATGATGGCGGCACAGCCGGTCAACGTAAGATGGGCCGTGTGTTTGATTCCACTGCTATCTCTGCAACGCAGCGTTTTGCCAACCGTATCCAAGCTGGCTTGTTCCCGCCCCAAAAGGCTTGGTGTCGTTTAGAGGCAGGTAGTGGCATTCCGAAAGAGCAAGAGCCACAGGCTCAAGCTGCACTCGACGCTTATACTGAGCGGATGTTTGAGGTAATGCGCCAGACTAACTTTGATCTGGCTATGGGCGAGTTCCTACTGGATCTATGCGTTGGTACGGCCGTGATGATGGTTACACCTGGTGATGAGGCTACGCCTATTCGCTTTACGCCTATCCCCCAGTACCTTGTCTCGATCGAAGAAGGCACCTTTGGTAACGTCGATAACGTATATCGCAAAATGCGTATGAAGTGCGAAGCGATACCGAATGAGTTTCCAGACGTGGAAATGACTCCAGAGCTTGCTGAAGCAATATCGCAGTCTCCATCCAAAGAGATAGATCTGCTTGATGCTGTGATTTATGACTATGAGTTGGGCATTTACTGCTACCACGTTATCTGGCCTGGCAAGAAGCAAGAGCTTGTCTACCGCACTATGAAGTCTTCTCCGTTTATCGTCGCTCGTTACATGAAGGTTGCCGGTGAAATCTATGGCCGTGGCCCATTGGTTACAGCAATCGCTGATATCAAAACGCTAAACAAGACTGTTGAGCTAGTGCTGAAGAATGCTTCACTGTCTATCTCTGGCGTTTACACGGCTGCTGATGACGGGGTTCTCAATCCTCAGAACGTAAAGATCCAGCCTGGTGCAATCATTGGCGTTGCCCGTAACGGTGGCGCGCAGGGTCCATCCTTGTCACCATTACCACGCGCCGGTGACTTCAACACAAGCCAGATCGTAATGAATGATCTGCGTATGAGCATCAAAAAGATCTTGATGGATGATACGTTGCCACCTGACAATATGTCGGCTCGTTCTGCTACTGAGATTGCTGAAAGATCCCGTGAGCTCGCGTCTAACCTTGGTTCGGCCTTTGGTCGATTGATTGACGAGACAATGATCCCGTTGGTTTCTCGCATTCTCTATGTGATGGATCAGGCTGGCTACATTGATCTACCGCTCAAGGTAAATGGTGTTGAGGTTAAGGTGACGCCCGTTGCTCCTTTGGCCCAGGCCCAGAAGCTCCAAGAGGTAAACGACATTGTGCAGTTTATGCAGATTGCAAACTCTCTAGGTCCACAAGGTCAGATGGCGTTGTCGATCCCAAGGATCACTGCATTCATTGCCAGCAAGATGAACATCAAGCAGGAATTGCTCACTACAGCAGAAGAGCAAGAGATGATGATGCAGCAGATGCAGCAACAAGCGATGGCAGAACAAGGGCCACAAGTTGCTGATGACGGTGGAGCAACAATGGAGGCAATGCAATGAGTTCACCCGATGGGTGGGAAGGTTTAACCCAAGCAACAAGTGAAGTCCCAAAGGCAGCAGATATAGATATCCTATACGGCAAGGTCTTTAAAACTACTGAGGGGCAGCGCGTACTAAGTCATTTGCGCAGTGTTACGATTGAGCAACCGACTTGGTTTCCTGGAGAAGATGCGAGTTTCGGTTATGTCAGAACAGGCATGGCTGAAATGGTCCGCATGATTGAAAAAAGAATAGGAAGGTCAAACAATGGCTGAAGCAATGGCAGAAGAAGTAGCGGCTGATGGCCCAATGATTAACGTGTTAGAACCAGAGGCTCCTCAAGAGGATGCACCTGTTGCGGTACACGACCAGCCTCAAGGTGAAGAGAAGGCTGCAAATGATGATGGACCATTAGAGCGTCCAGAATACTATCCAGAAAAGTTTTGGGATGAGGACGGGCCTGATGTTGAAAAGCTTGCAAAGAGCTATGCGGAGCTTGAAAAGAAGTTTAAGTCCGGCAAACATAAAGCACCGGAAGAGTATGATGTATCTGCACTTTCGGATCAGGGTTTGGACTCTGAAGATCCGACTGTCGCCGTATATCAGGATTGGGCTAAAGAAAATGGGATTAGCCAGGGTGCTTTCGAAGATCTGGCGGGTCGTGTCTTAGCTCTGTCTAAGGACGAACAGGAAAGCGTACAGTATGACCAGCGCGTAGAAATGGAAAAGCTTGGAACTAATGCCTCTGAGAAGATCCAGATGACAGAGCGTGTGCTGATGAAGGCTCCTCTAAATCCATCTGAGCGTGAAGCTATAGCGTATTCTTTGAATAATGCTGATGCTATCAACGCATTCTTGAAGTATCACCAGGCGATTACGAATGAAAACATTCCAATTAAGCCTACGATCCAACAAGACAGCATGACTAGACAAGATCTTGATACTGCAATCTCTGATCCGCGCTGGCAAAGTGATGCCGCATGGCGCACCCAGATGGAACAGAAATGGTTTCAATCGCAGCAAAAATCTTAAAGTCTTGCAATAAGTATCGCTTGCGTGTATTTTGGCCACAACGGCTAACCGCGCTCGGCCCGTTAGATGTAGTAATCTACTGGTTGGCGCGGCCATAACGCGCAAGCGACCGCCCGAACCTCGGATAACGGAAGCGTTTAATAGAAACGCAAAATGAGGTTTTGCTAATGGCGATTAACGTATCAACAGCTTTTGTTGATCTCTTCGATTCTGAGGTCAAGCAAGCGTATCAAGCCGAATCTGTGCTTCGCGGCACAATGCGGACTCGTACTGGCGTAGCCGGTAACACAGTTAAGTTCCCAACAATCGGTAAGGGCGTAGCAACTTTGCGCGTACCACAAACCGATGTTACACCGCTTAACGTAACATATGGCCAAGTAACTGCGACAATGGAAGATTACATTGCTGCGGAATACTCAGACATTTTCCAACAGTCTCACATCAACTTTGATGAGCGTTCTGAGTTGGTTCAAGTCGTATCTAAGTCTATTGCTCGTCGCATGGACCAGATTATGATTGATGCTCTGAATGCTGCTACCGGCACAACAGCCGTTGCAACAAGCATTGGTGGTTCTACCACAAACATGAACATCGAAAAGCTACGCGCTACTGCAAAAGCTATGAACCAAAATAACGTACCTTCTGAAGGTCGTAATTTGCTCATGCACGCTTCTCAGCTAGATGCTTTGCTCGGTGAAACTGAGATCACAAGCCAAGACTTTGCTTCTGTAAAGGCTCTTGTCCAAGGTGAAATCAACACATTCATGGGCTTCAACATCTTGACAGTAGGCGATCGTGATGAAGGTGGTCTTCCAAAGCCATCAACTCGCACTTGCTTTGCCTGGCATAAAGACGCAATGGGCTATGCTGAGTCAATGGCTCAGAAAACCGAAGTCAACTATGTCGCAGAAAAGACATCGTTCTTGGTTAGCTCAATGTTCTCTGCTGGTTCTGTTTCAATCGACGGTGCTGGCATCGTTAAAATTTCTTGTACTGAATAAGGAGATCTGAAACATGGCATTCGCAACAGCAAACTGGTCAACCGTTGGCGCTTCTAAAAGCGGCAATGCTCCTGCAATCTATAGCTACAAGTCCTCTGGTGACAACAAAGCTACTATTGCCGGTTCCGGTTACTTCAACACAGTTGAGGCTCTTATCACTACTGGTGATTGGATCTACACATACGGTAGCGATGGCGGTCAAACGCTCGTAGCAACCAACAGTTCTGGCGTTATTACAGCGGCAGTAATCTAAAGAAAGGGAGGGCTGGTTCGCACTGGCCCTCTCCACCTCTTACGGAGAACCGTTATGGCTGCTGGCGACACTTCACTTTCAATATGTTCTGATGCTTTAATCCTGCTGGGTGCTTCGCCCATTTCTTCGTTTACGGAGGGGTCTGATTCGGCCCAGGCTTGTGATCGTCTTTATCCAGATCTCAGAGATTCAATTCTCTCAGTCTACCAATGGAGTTGGAGCGTTAAGAAGGTTCAGCTTAACCGACTGTCTACGGCCCCGATTGATGAGTGGAAGTATGCCTATCAGCTACCTGGCGATCTACTCTCCGGTGTTCTGGCTGTATTCAGAAGTGCTGGTCTATCCGAAAAACCCACTCGTTATGGCTGGGAGATCTACGGGGATCAGCTTTATACTAATTTTGAAAAGATCTTCATCGACTATCAAGGCACAGTTGATGAGAGCAAAATGCCTAATTACTTTGTAAGACTGTTGCGCTCTGCGTTGGCAGCGGAGTTGGCGTTTACAATCACAGACCAAATCAGCAAGTCAAACTATTTCCGCGCTGATGCTTACGGATCTCCAGGCGAGTCAAATCGTGGTGGATTGATGCGTGAGGCGATGAACATAGATGGTCGTGGCAAGCCACCGGAGATTATTGAGGACTATGCCCTTATTAATGTGAGATACTAAAATGCGGATTATGCAGTTCCAGACCAACTTCTCGGTTGGTGAGCTTGATCCTCTCATTCGCGCTCGTACTGACCTACAGCAATATAAGAATGGTCTTGAGGAAGCTACTAACATCATTATCCAGCCACAGGGTGGGTTTCGTCGTCGTGATGGCTCTAAGTTTATCCATGACTTTGGCTCTGGCTTTACGGATTTTAAGGTTATCCCGTTTGAGTTCAGCGTAGATGATAGCTACTTTTTGGTGCTTGTTACTCAGCGTATCTATATCTTTAAGGCTGGAGTTCTACAGACCAACATAAACGGTAGCGGCAATGACTATCTGGTGGCTACAGATATCACGACTGCTATGCTTGATGATCTTAACTACACTCAGGCTGTCGATACGCTCATTCTCTGCCACCAAGATCTGCAAACTAAACGCCTGGTGCGCAACGCTGACACAAATTGGACGCTGGAAAACTTACCAATAACCAATCTGCCCCAGTTCCCATATGCGTTTGACACACATCAACCTGACTTTACGGTTACGCCCAGCGCGACTAACGGCAATATTGAGATCACTGCGTCTGCTGCAACAACCGAAACAGGTACGGGACAGGCTGGATCTGCAAATACAATTACAGTTAAAGCCTCTAGTTCCTATGCGGATGACCAGCCTAACGGGATGTTCATTACTTTAAATTCCGGTACTGGATCAGGTCAGACGCGCCATGTTGAAGACTTCGTTGCTTCTACAAAGGTTCTGACTGTCTATCCCGCTTGGACCACAGCGCCAGATGCAACCACAGGGTATAAGGTTGAGCCTTTTGCTCCTGCTGCGGTTGGTGAGTATCTGCAAGTAACCAGTACATTTGGTCGAGCTAGATACGTCGAGTATGTATCTCCGACAGTTATGAAGGCTGTAGTGGAAGTTCCATTCTTTGACACTGGAGCGGTTCTTGCCGGTGAGTGGGAAAGCGAACACGGATATGAGGACGTGTGGTCTAATACTCGCGGCTGGCCACGCTCTGCTGCATTCCATGAGGGTCGGTTGTACTTTGGTGGATCTAGGTCCAGACCCAATACGATCTGGGGTTCTGGCGTAATCAACTACTTCGATTTCAATCCTGGCACTGGCCTTGATGATGAGAGTGTTGAGGCAACAATCAACACCAACCAGCTTAACACTATCGTTAATCTATTCTCAGGCAATGACTTCCGGATCTTCACGACCGGCGGCGAGTTTGTAATCTTGCAAACCTCCGGTGATCCAATCACGCCATCAACATTCTTTGTTCGTCCTCAGACAAGATTGGGATCAAAGGCTGGTATTCCGATTGAAGAGCTAAACGGTGCGTCGATCTTTATTCAGCGCCAAGGTAAATCAATCAACGTGTTCCAGTTTGGCGACACTACAGCGTCTTACCAGGTTCAGAACATATCTGCTCTTAGCTCTCACTTGCTAAAGAACCCTGTCGATATGGCTGCGCGTAGGGCTGCGTCTACAGATGAGTCCGATCGCTTGTTCGTGGTCAACGGTGATGATGGAACGATGGCTGTTTACTCCATCTTGGTTGGGCAGAATGTCATTGCCCCTAGCCGGTTCGTAACAGATGGCGAGTACATAGCTGTCGGTGTGGAGGTTGCAGACGTTTATGCAATCGTTAAGCGCAAAATAAATGGCACTGATAACTATATGCTAGAGAAGTTCGATCCCGATCTTACTCTGGATAGCGTTAAGAGTGGCGGAGCGGCTTCCTCAGTCAACATGAACCAGCTTCAAGGGGAAACGGTCCAGATCATTAGAGACGGCATTCTTGAGCCAGAACAAACGGTTCCTGCTTCTCCATACACAATTACTTTTGCGTCACCTGCCACGTCAAGTTTCCAGGTCGGATTGAATTACACGGTTACTGCCAGGACAATGCCAGCAGAGCCGGTGCTTTCTTCTGGATCTGTTCAAGGATTTAAGAAGCGGATCATTCAAGTTGATGCAATCGTAAACACTACTAAGGATATGACCATTAACGGCAAGCAGGTTTCATTCAGAAACTTTGGCGAGAATGTTCTTGATTCGGCAGTTGAGCCGTTCACTGGCATTAAAACAATGCACGGGCTGTTAGGTTATAGCGGGACGGGGCAGATTACGATCAGCCAGAATGTTCCATTGGAAATGATTGTTCTCGGTCTTGAGTACCGCTTGAGCGTAGGGAGTTAAGGCATGGAAGCAATGGCAGTGGTTGGTGCGGTAACTTCGGTTGCCGGTGCGGCGAGTCAGGTTCAAGCGGGAAAAGCGCAACGGGCTGGTTACGAGCAACAAGCACAACAGGCAGATCTAAAGGGTCGAGCGGAGGCTATTGCTTACAAGCAGCAAGGTGCAGATGCTCTTGCAAACCTAAATCAAACGCTTGCAGCAATTATAGCAAGGGCCGGTGCCGGTGGTGTTGATCCTGCATCTGGATCTGCCCAGACAGTCGCAATGTATGCAACGTCACAAGGCGTAACGGAAGCGCAAATTGCGGAAGATAACGCGGCTCTTGCTATCGGGCAAGCTACTCAACAAGCTGGCATTTATAGATCCGCAGGGCGAACCGCTCAATTAAGTGCCAATGTTAGTGCCGCTGCCACTCTTGGTTCTGCTGCTTACTCTGTCGGACAATTAAGGTAAGGTTAGAATATGGCACAGCTTCCACGATATCAAAAACTTGGTGTAAGAACCCGTCAACCACAAAACCTTGATTTTGCAGATACACGAGAACAGGCTTCTCTTTCTCAGAACCTTTCTCAGCAACTAAACCGTATGTCTAACTTTGCGTTTCAGAAGGCCGGTGAAAGGGCTGTTGAGCGTGGCGAAGAGCGTGTTCAAGAAGAGGGCGCGATTGCTACACTTGGTGATATTGATAAAAGGGGTGGCCCGCGTACTATCGCTGACAAAGCAGCATATGCTTTGGGTAGTCGTGTTGCTGTTGCTGAAGTTCAGAACGCTGCTGAAATAGAAATCAGTAGAATTTTAACTGAAGCTGAAAAGAGTGGAACCGCGTTTTCTACTGTTCAAGCGCAACTAGCAGACGTTACTGATGGTTATTCGGAATCGCTGCGGGTGATAGATCCTGCCGCTTCTTCTGTTTTAAAGGTGAACCTAGAGGGGGCTACTGGTAAGGCGACTGAGAGGTATTCAAACTATTACGTTAAGCTGCAAGCCCAGCGTCAAGCTACTAAAAGAGCGAACGCTGCCGACCGTTCGTTTAAAAGTACCTTAGCCGATGCAATCTTGCCAGGAATGACTGTAGAGAAGTTGGGCGAAAGCATTGCGGCTGAAGCAGATTTGCTTCGCGGCATGGGCGCTACTGAAAAGCAAGCAAACGATTTTTATGAGAAAACATTTAATGCGGCTTATCGAGAGAAGCTAACTTATGATTTCAACACTGCGCCATTAGAGGAAAAGCAAAGGGTTTTAACTGACATGGAGACTATGGCTCTCCCTGGTATGTCTTTAACTCAAACTCAAAGTGTTCGTAAATCTTTAAACGCTGATTATAATTCGTCTTTGCAAGTCACTAGAGGTGAGAGCAATTCAATCGTTTCATCTGTAAACGAATTAGAGACATTGCTTGCCAAAGGCGGAAACCCATCCCCAAAGGAAATCGCTGATCTCCAAGAACGTGCTGATAACCTGGGAGAACAGGGTGCTGGTGCTAGAGCCGCTCTAGCTGAATTAGAGTTCAATGCTGAAAACGCTGCAACCTATCGAAAGATGAATGTTGAAGAATTGGCGTCAGAGGTTAATAATCTTAAATCAGGTATCACTGGAATGGGTGGTTCTGGCATTGATACACTTCTCGAAGCTGAAACCCTGCAAGTCGCACAGGCTTATTTAACTGCTGCAAACAAGAGTATTAAAAACGCAGCAACTGAGCAAAAAGCGGAGTTTCAACCTAAAATAGATGCTGCCGGCGCACAGCTTAAAACCCTTCAAGATGTTGTTGACCAGGGAATATCTGTAGATCAACTCGCTATAGAAAAACTTCTTTATGATCTTGACGATATACCAGATTCTTTAATTGATGGTTTTCAAGACGAAGTAAATACCTTGATCAAAACCAATCTGCTTGGAGACCGTCTTCGAGGGTACACTCCAAGCGAAATTGCTGGATACCTTTCCGGATTGCGGGAGGAGGGTGTAAATACCGCTATCGAGCTAAAGCAATTAAATCTTGCTGAGAAAATGCTAAATAACATGGAGACCCAGCTTGCTAATGATCCCGTGACGTATGCAATGCAAGTTGTCGTTAAGGACTCAAACAACAACACGGTGCAAATAGATGCAATACTTCCTACTCCAGAAAATCCTGATGTCACGGCTAATATAAAGAAGCGTGTGGCTGACGCACAAATCATTGCATCTAGATACGGTATTGAACCTAAGTATTTTACCGCTCAGGAACGGGATTTACTTACAGAGTTTCTTCAATCTGGAGGCGCTGCTGGGACTATGCCTGGCAGTGATCCGAGTAAGCATACGTCTCACAGACTTAAAGTCATGCTGTTTCTTGGCGGATTAGTCGATGGCGCTGGTTCTGCTACGCCTGATATGCTTGCTGAGATATCAAAGACCACTCCTGAGCTTGCTGGAATTGGCGCACTAATGAGTGAAGACAGGCCGACTGCTGCTAACCATGCTTTGCGCGGATTTGAGTACACAAATGCCGGCAATAAACCTGCTGGATTATCTGATATATATACAGAACCAGAATTTAAACAAATGACTTCTCGTGCATTGCGATTCTCGCCTGAGACAGAGGCAGTAGTTCTTGCAACTGCTAAATTAATTTATGCAGATATTGCGCGTGAAGAAACAGATTTCAATGCTGACAAATGGGTTAGCGCGATAAAAATGGCTACCGGTGTAAAAACTGATGGCAGAAAATCATATGGCGGCATTCAAGAAGTTAGAGGCCAAATGACATTGCTTCCGTCGGAGGTAACGCCAGATGATCTTGAGGATGCGCTATCAAGTCTTACCCCCGATATGGCGTTTGAAGTTTCGGGGATAAGCTTAGATGATAGCATGGTGAACATGATATCGAATAATAGTAAATTCAAAGTTATTAGTGCTGGTGGCGATAAGGCTGCGATTATCTTTGACGAAGACGCATACGGAACCCCGATATACGTTAAGGGTAGTGATGGTAAACCATTTTTCTTTGATATCTCTAAGCTGGTAGATCTAAGCAAAGCGTCAGGTAATTAATATGAATTTTGACAAACCAGAAATGTTAGACTTCTTACCTGAGAATGGAAGATCAGAAGCGCCTGGGCCGCTAATGGAAAACGTGACCGGTGCCTTCGATGCAATGAAGTACACTGGTGGTGCTGGTGCTAACAGCAGGGGGTTTACTCTACTTGATGTTTGGACTCCAATTATTGACGAGCTAAACGAGACCGGCGCAGATTTTGAGAACCCTGCCATTTGGCTATTTGATTCTATGTCTTCTCGATATGACGGGAAAGCCGACGAAATATATTCCTACATACAGAACAATAAGGAGAGCCTTCCAGAAAGCTTATCCGAAATTAACTCTGCTTCAGTAGACGAAATGATGAAGAGCTTTGTTCAACAAAAGGAAACCGAGCTTTCAGAGCTTGCCCGTAACAATCCAGGGTTTTTCCCCGCTGCTGCTAGATTTGTTGGTGGTATGGGTGCCGGTGGTGGCGATATTGTTACTCAACTTACTATGCCGTTTGGCGGATGGTCTAAAACCCTTTGGAAGAATATTGCGCAAAGTGCTGCCGTAAACGCTGGTTCCGGTGCTATAAGTGAGCTTGACGTTAAGGATTGGTATGACGAGCTAGGGCTTGAGTATAGCTACGAGGATTTTATTACAAACGTAACCATGCAAGCTGCATTTGGTGCGGCTATGCCAGCAGCAGGGGCCGGTATCAGAATGACTGCCGACCAGGCGCTGAAGGGCTGGGACGTTCTCAAGGGCAAAATGAAGAAGCCTTTAAGTGCAGAAGATGAAGCACTGGTTAATGTTTTGGAAAGTCAGGCTGATATCGAGGCGTCAAACCCGTTACGGTCAGAGAATAATATCGAGGCTGAGTCTGAGCATGAGGCTAGACTGTCTGATGCTACTGCTGCTTTGGCGGGAGATACGGTTCCTAGGATGTCTGAAGAGCCTTCTTCTCCGATAAAGGGAACAATTCCATTACAGGATGAGCTAAACAAAAACCAAAAGAAGTGGTTGGCAAACAATGCCAAATTAAAAGTAGCTGAAGCCGAAGGTATTAAAATCCAAAATCGGTTAAATGATGCTTTTGACGTTGATCCAAATCTTACAAAGGACAGTAAGATAATAAAAGATTTAATGGATGAAAACAAACTCAACCAATCTAAAGTTGATGAGTTCAGATCTATACAAGATGGATTCGGCAAACAGCGTTTAAGTATTTTAGAAAAACAAAAACAGGAACTTGCGCTCGTTGATAATGGAGCAGATAATCTTGACGGTGTTATATTTAAATATGAGCCTGACGAAATTGGTATTGATGCTAAAACCTTTCAGTTTAAATCTGGTGGTGATGAGTTTGGTGTAACTGAGCGGCTACAGGATACAGTGTGGGACAAAAATCTTGCTGGCACTATTACTGTTTATGAATATGCAGATGGTCGCGTTGTTGTTTCTGATGGACATCAAAGATTGGGTTTAGCCAAGCGTATCAAGGCACAAGATCCCTCTCAGGAAATAACTCTATACGCATACAAAGATCGTGAAGTTGATGGCGTTTCTCCAATACAGTCAAGAGTACAGTCGGCAATAAAAAATATCGCCAATGCTGATAAGGATACCTATAATCCACAGCTTGTTATTGATGCTGCTAAAGTTTTAAGAGAGGCAACAAATAATCCTAATATAAGCGCCGATATTATAAATAGTTTGCCACCTAAATCTCAGGTTGTTAAGCAAGCACAAGGTATGATGCGTTTAGGCGATGATGCTTTTATGGCAGTAATAAACGGCGTTATTCCTCCAAACTACGCTGCTATAATTGGTAGGCTTATTGATGATCCTGATTTGCAATCTGCTGCTGTATCGGTTTTAGCGAAGTCAAACCCCGACAATGCCTTTGAGGCCGAAGCTATTATTCGGCAAGTTAAGGAGTCAGACTTTGAGCAAGTAAAGCAAATAGATTTATTTGGCGAACAGATAGTAACTGAAAGCTATTTTGTAGAACGTGCAAAAATTCTAGATAAAGCATACAAAGAATTGCGCCGTGACAAAGCGGCATTCGAAACACTGGTTCGTAACTCAGAACGCCTGGAAGCTGAAGGCAATGTCTTAGTTAAGGACGTAAACAAAAAAAAGGCAGATACAGATGGCCAAACGATCGCGCTCCTCCAAACGCTTGCAAACCGCAAAGGGCCGCTCTCAGACGCCCTCAATGACGCCGCAAGAACAGCCAGAGACACAGGAAGTTACGTCGAGGCCACAGGCGGATTCCTTGACGCTATCAGAGGATCAATTGAATCTGGCGATTTCGAAAGGCTATCAACTGGCGATGTTGGACGCGCTGTCGATGGTCCGACGGAGATCACTAGATCTGAAGCTACAGCAGAACCAGCCCTTGAAGGATTCGACGAGCCAACAGGCATAGCAGCAGAGCGCCAGGCAAACCAGCTAGTGCAAGATATGTTCGGTGCTGATGAGGCGACTCCTGTGGCTCCTATTCGGACTCCTGCTGAAGTAGAGGCAGATTTGAAAGCAAGGCAACCTGTAGAGACTGTTGATGATATCTATGCCCTAGCAGAAGAGTCACAATCTTATATTGCTAAAATCGGTGCTGATCTTGAAGGTGAGCTTGGCGTTTCATTTAAAAACCCAGGCTTGAAGGCAGTAGAAACTGCCAGAGAAAAGATGAAGCGCAAGAGTTATGCCTCATCAAACCAAATGACTGATATCTCTCGCGGTGGATTTGTAATCAATAAGGCAGAAGACGCTGACGCTATTGTTGCCAGATTTGGTCGGGATGCGGAAGTATTGGATGAAGGTTGGAATTTCACACCAGCGGGATATTTTGATCGCAAGCTTTTGGTCAGAACACCAAACGGTATTGTTTCAGAGATACAGATATGGTCTCCAAAGCTTCTTGCTGCAAAACAAGAAACCGGCCACAAGCTTTATGATAAGATGCGGAACGCAAAAGATCCGGCAGAGGCAGAAACTTTATCCCTGCAAATGAGAGAGCTTTATGCAAATGCGTTAAAAAGCGAAGATCAATCGTTTAGATCATTGTCTGGCATAGACAGCTTGCCGAAAGTAGCTTCGAATGCAGACATAAACGCTGCTTCGTCTGGTATTACACGGCCTGTGTTGAAAACGTCTGGTCCGTCTACCGGTGTCCAAGCGCCGCCTGGCTCAAGTATAGCCACGGCCTCTGTCGGTGAAGTGGAAATAGCAGGACGACCGTCCCAATTAACAAATATCATTGATGATACCTCCGATTCCAATTTAGATATCACTTCGCCTGATGTCAAGTCCGGAGATATATTTGATGATATGGACCTTGAGGTGCCTGTCGGTCAAAGGTTTAATGAGAAAACAGGCTTGGTAGAGTCTACTACTATGACGATGAGAGATCTCAAGGCTCAACTGGACGCCGAAGATTCAATGATAACCCGTTTGGAGTTCTGCACAGTATGACTTTTAAAGGCTGCATAGATGATGGCGTCCAGGCTGGTGATATCACTCAGGACCAAGCAAATGAAATCAACGGTTTGTTTGATGAGCTAGAGGTTCAGTATAACAGGCAGATGGGTTCTGCTGCGGCAACGGCAAAGGCTGCTGCCGATACGTCGATCGCTGCTAGAAAGATTGCTGTAGAGCGAAAGCGCCGTGCTGCACTACAGGCCGTAACGTGGAAGCGGATCAATAACGATCTCAACAACTACAAAACCGTTTTAGGCAATGCCAACAAGGGAGAGGCAGCAAAGGCTCTGTTCGAGCAAGATCAAACATCTAAGTTCAACAGCGTTGCCCAGGTCCAGCAAGCGGTTACGAGAAGTGCTACGCGGAAACTAGACGAGTTCTTAGCCACCTTTAAGCGTAACATAGTTGGTGAAACTAGAAACAAAGCGGATCTTAAAGATATGGTTCGCGAGGTCTTTTCTGAAGGCTCAACAACAAGCACGTCTGCTAGAGAAATGGCTCAAGCTTGGAAGGCTTCATCTGAGTATCTTCGTGCCAGGTTTAATGCGGCTGGTGGCGCTATTGTAAAGCGTTTGGATTGGGGGCTACCTCAGATCCATGACACTATGAGGGTTCGCCAGGTTAGCTATGGCGAATGGAAAGAGTTTATTACGAAACGTCTCGACCTAAAGAAAATGGTCGATGAGCAAACCGGCTTGTCATTTTCCCCAGAGAAGTTGGAGATCGCGCTAAGAGATTCCCATGAGTCAATTACCTCTGATGGGTTCAATAAGCTTAAACCTGGCACAATGACCGGCAACAAATCACTGGCGCTCCGAAACCAAGATCATCGTTTCTTTGTGTTTAGAAATGCAGACGCCTGGATGGAGTACCAGCAGAAGTTTGGCAATCCAAATCCGTTTGACGCAATGATGGGGCATATCGACATGATGTCTCGTGACATTGCTCTGCTTGAAGTTCTCGGCCCTAATCCAAGTTCTACTGTCAACTTCGTTAAGCAGACATTGCAAAAAGACGCGGCTGGTGATGCGGCTGCTGAGAATGCCGCACGTAAAGCAAGCGCAACTATAGACACGCTTTATTCCAATGTGAATGGAAGCATTAATGCGCCTGTTGACAGTAAGATTGGCTACACCTTCGCGGGTCTTCGGCAGATTCTTCAGTCTGCACAGCTAGGCGCTGCGTCACTAGCTGCTGTAACTGATGCGAATTTTGGCCGTATAGCAAGAACGATGGTTGGCTTACCTCAGACTAAAATGATTCAAAACTATCTCAAGTTTATGAACCCACTTTCACTTGAGGAGAAGGGCAAGCTTGCTGTCCGGCTTGGTTTGACTGCGGAAGCATGGTCAACTTTGGCGTCTGCTCAAATGCGCTACGTTGGGGATCTGTCCGGCCCAGAAGTTACACGGCGTGTAGCTGACTTCGTAATGAGAGCGTCATTACTTTCCCCTTGGACTAACGCGGGAAAGTGGGCATTCGGAATGGAGTTTCTTGGCAACCTGGCTGACAACGCAGGAAAGACGTTTGACCAGTTAGATCCAATGATGCGCAGGACGTTGGATCACTACAACATTGGCGCTGATAAGTGGGAGATTGTAAGAGCAACTCCCCTCTATGAATACGAGGGTGCTTCGTTTCTTCGGGCTGAAGATATCGAGATGCGTACAGACATACGATCGGATCTAGCCCAGGATCTAGCCACTAGCTTGCTGGTGATGGTAGAGACAGAAACCAACTATGCGGTCCCCAGTAGCTCGATCAGAGGACGTGCCGCCTTAATTGACGAGACTAGACCAGGCACTATTTCCGGTGAGCTTACGCGATCGTTCGCCATGTATAAGGGCTTTGGGGTTACGCTGGTCAATACGCACATAATGCGCGGTCTCAATCAGCCAGGTCCAAAGGCAAAAAGTGCTTACTATGCAGATCTATTGATAAGCACTACGCTCATGGGCGCACTGGCATTGCAACTTAAAGAGATGAGTAAGGGCAGAGATCCACGCCCAATGGAGGGGCCGGAGTTCTGGGGTGCTGCGTTGATGCAGGGCGGTGGCCTTGGTATCTTTGGTGACTTCCTATTCTCTGATGTTAATAGATATGACAGAGGGCTAGCGGAAACTATTGCCGGTCCTGTCGTCGGATTTGCCAATGACGCAAGAAAACTAACAGTTGGTAATTTAATCGAAGCGGGAAAGGGTGAAGATACAAATTTTGCGTCTGAGTTCTTGGGCTTCGCCGGCCGCTACACTCCAGGTTCGTCCCTTTGGTATTCTCGCTTGGCCCTTGAGCGCCTTGTGCTTGATCAGGGAAAGAAGTGGGCAGATCCAGACTTTAGCTCCAAGGCTCGACGCTTGGAATCAAAGTATCGCCGCGAGTATGGTCAGAACCATTGGTGGAAAAAAGGTGAAACATCGCCAAGAAGAGGCCCAGACTTGTCGAACATGTTTGAGTCAAATTGAAAAATCTGCTATAGAGTGAACAAATGAACGGGAAAACGACATGAGTGATATTGCAATCAATCCGGTAACGCGCCGAGTTCAGTTCACAGGTAATACTGGAACAGGTCCATACGCCTTTACCTTCAACATCTTAGTCAGTGGTGATATCGCAGTCTTCAAGGGGACTACGGAGCTAACGCTGACTACGGATTACACGGTAAGCATTAACGCAAATGGCACCGGATCTGTCACTCTTGGCGTTGCTCTCATAGCATCTGATGTTTTGACTATCATTGGTGGGCGTGAGCTTTCCCGTACAACAGACTTTGTTACAGCCGGTGATCTTCTGGCCTCTAGCTTGAATGAACAGCTAGACAGTAACGTGATTATGACCCAGCAGCTTGACGAGAAACTTGGTCGTGGTTTGTTTGTTAATCCTGGTGATGTGTTCACAGACCTTGAGCTTCCACTGAAAGACGCCCGTAAGGGTACGGTTCTGGGGTTTAATGCTACAACTGGTGATCCAGAGCCAGGTCCAGAGATCGGTGATGTCGATAGCATCGCAGCAATCTCTGCTGATATTAAGACGCTTGCTGAGATCCAAGATGGTACGGTTGCGACTGACGCGATTACAAACGTCAACACGATCCGCGCAAATGTTACTACGGTATCCGGTGTGTCGGGCAATGTAACTACGGTTGCGGGTATCTCTGGCAACGTAACCTCTGTTGCTGGAAATGCGACTAACATTAACACTGTTGCCGGTATAGATAGCAACGTCACAACTGTGGCTGGCATTAGTGGAAACGTAACTACGGTTGCTGGCAATACAACGAACATCAACTCTGTAGCTGGAAACTCTACAAACATTAATACGGTTGCCGGTGATACTACTGAGATCAACGCTGTAGCAGGTAAGGCAACTGAGATCGGAAGACTTGGTACTGCTGATGCTGTATCGGATCTAAACACTCTAGGTACTGCTGATGTCGTCTCTGACATGAACACCCTGGGGACATCTGGCAACGTCAACAACATGAATACTTTGGCGGGTATCTCTGGCAACATCACGACTGTAGCTGGTATCTCAGCCAACGTCACCACTGTGGCTGGTGACACCGCAAACATTTCTTCGGTTGCCGGTAACAGTACAAACATTAACACTGTGGCAGGTCAGACAACGAACCTTCAAAACGTCACTGACAACCTTGCTGCGATTCAAAGCGCCCCAGCGAACGCAACTGCTGCTGCTGGATCTGCGTCTGCTGCTGCGGGATCTGCAACGGCTTCTGCTGACTCTGCTGCTGCGGCTGCTGCTGCCTTTGATTCCTTCGATGATAAGTATCTTGGAAGCAAAACTGGATACTCAGGTAGTGGCACAGGCCCAACGGTAGACAACGATGGTAATGCTTTGGTCGAGGGGGCTTTGTTCTTCTCTTCTGATGCAAACGAAATGCGTGTGTATGATGGGGCCAACTGGATTGCAGCTTCCTCTGCTGGCACGGCATCACTGATACTCTATGAGTTTACCGCGACAAATGCTCAGACTACATTCACGGGTTCTGACGATAACAGCGCAACACTGGGATATACTACTGGTAATCTACAGGTCGTGATGAACGGTGTTATCCTTGATCCGTCTGACTTCACTGCTTCTAACGGAACGTCTGTAGTCTTAGGCTCTGGTGCTGCAACAGGCGATTTGCTGAACGTGTATGCGTTTAAGTCTTTCACTGTAGCTGACACAGTATCAGCATCTGCTGGCGGTACGTTCCAAGGAAATGTGACTGTAGCTGGTGCCTTCACATCACAAGGCATCGACGACAACGCCACGTCTACTGCGATGACACTGGATGCCAGCGGTAACTTGCTGGTGGGTACTTCGGGGACTAATTGGCAAACTACCGCAGGTTTATATGCGTTTAATCAATCAGCTTTAAACGTAACCCGAAATGGTGCGGAAAGCATGAACCTTAATCGTCTATCATCAGCTGGTGATATAATAAAGCTATACAAATCTGGCTCTGCTGTGGGGAGTATAGGCGCTTTTGGTAACAGTGGTGTGTATATAGCAGCCCCTACCAGCGGAGGTTCGGCTCTTGTTTTTAATGGCAATGCCCCAATACTTTACCCTGCAAAAAACAATAGCGGAACCATTGCTGTTGCTGATAATGCTATTGACCTTGGGGCATCAGGTGTTCGCTTCAAAGACCTCTACCTCTCTGGCGGTGTATACCTTGGCGGCACTGGGGCGGCTAATAAGCTGGATGACTATGAGGAGGGGACTTGGAC